AGGTATCCAGGAACGCAGATTCAAAGCGAGTAGACATCTTAGGTCCGAAGTGAAACTCGTCATGCAGAGCAATAATAGCGATATCAAGGCATTGCTGCACTGTAAAGCCCTTGATTACAGCATTGTCATGCTGGAGCTGCTTGATTGCTTTCTGCGCCTGCAGCAGCTGAACGTAAGTATTAGGTTTCGGCATTTTTGATTGACCTCCCCCAACCCTCAAGCAGCGCCCCCATTGCGCCGGCATCCAGATCCGAGAACTCGTCCTCGTCAACGCCGGCGATCAGGATCGGGCCGACAAAATCCACACCGAAGATCCGGCAGTTGTGGGGGAGTCCCCGCAGGCGGCCTTCTTCGTTGCAAAGAATCACCGCATCCGAGGCGATGGTCACCGTCTCAATGTAGCCTCCGACGGTGGCCTGCAGCTCTTCCAGCGTGTTTGGGATGTCCCGCGGCTCCGGCGCGCAGCCGGGCGCTTTATAAATCACTTTCATGCTGATTCTCCTTTTTAGTCTCTCATTAGAACCCGTTCCATACCTGTCGACCGCAGTATTCGAAGCACTCAGCGTCGTTGCAATCTGCGGGCGTCAGATTCTCAATCCGTTTCCGGCTCCGAGAGATAAACAGGTCGGAATCCATGGGCGGCTTCGGGTTTTTATCCCGCAGAAGGTGATCCACACCGACTACCGCTTGATAGGTCTCCGGCTCGTGTTCCCGGATGTACTGGTAAAAGAAATTCTTGTGGAATGGGCAGAAGGCGCAGGCACTTGCCTTAGTGTCCATCCCCCATTCCTCCAGGATGTATTTGTAGTTGTCCGCCCTGGTAAGCCTCATATCCACCAACGGGAACTTATTGACAAACATGGGGCTCTTGCTTTCCTTGCATCGATGCGCTTCTTCAGCGCTGAATCCCATGTGCATCTCGTGAGCCTTGATATCCTCCGACCGGAGCCGCTGTCCCTTCCGGTATCCCAGCAGCTCCCAGCGGACAAATTTGGAAATGCGCTCCACCTTGTAATCGATGGTGCAGTTCCGGGGCATCTTGGATTTGTGGCCATCATTCCCGAGTGTCCACCAAGGAATGCTAATGACCCGGCGCTCTCCGAAGTTCTCCGTAAAGTCCTTGTACAGCGGGGTATCCAGAACATAGAACGGAATCCCTGCGTTCTCACAGGCATTCTTGGTAAACTCCATCTGTTCTTTTACCCAAGGCGGCTCCAGACCGAGGTCACAGAAGATAACGGCGTCATAGACTGGCACCAGCGGGTACGGAGCCGGGGCCTGTACTGCGTTCTCGCAGCTCATCAGTGCCAGAGCAGTGGACTGCATTCCCGCACCGAAGGAGAGAATCTTCATATCAATCCCTCCCGCGGGCGGCCGTGATAATAGATCTCCGCCGCATAGTATGTGTGCGTGCAGCTCTTGGCCGGGATATAGAGATCAACGACCATTTTTCTCCCGGCCCGACGGATCTTCTGAACCTTTCCAGTGAGCAACTGTCCGCATGGGCGTCCAGCACCGTCCAGGGTACAGAAACGGAAGGACTCGCCGAGGGCGGCGGTGAAGTTTGCGCACTGGGCAGACTTAATTTCACTCATAAGTGATTACCTTCTTTCGTGGTGGTTAAAAGGGATTGCGATAGTTTTGAATCACAGCCGGCCACGGGCGTGGAGCACGGCATATTTCTTCTGGGCCTGCTTTTTCCGCATGGCCCGACACTTCGGGCAGAAGGTCTGTTCCCGCCGTTCCAAAAACTCCCCGCCGCACATCCGGCAATACTGAGGCTTGATCCGCCGGAACTCCGTACAGGAATCGCAATCGGTACATCCAGCAGAACAGCCCTTAATCAGATCCCAGTTCTGACACATGAACCGCTGCCAGTACGGGTCATAGCCGAGGTCATTCATCCGCTTTCGCAGCAGTGCGTCCAAGACGGAGAGGTTCTTCCGTACCTCCGTCCGTGTCCGTGAGAGGCTAAATCCTTGCCGCACGGTTGGCTCCGGAGCGCCGAAGCCCCACGGCCCATCCTTCAGCATGGCCCGCACCTTGTCGGCATCCTCGGTCAAATATGTAAAATAAACCTTCGCGCGAACGGCATTCGCGGAGCGTCTGACCGTCTTGCCGATCACGGGGTAACTGTCGCCATGCCGGATGCCGTCCGCCAAAGCCTGGTAGTCCGCGTCCGTCCACACGCTTGACTTCCCGTGATTGTCGGCGCGGACTGGGCGTTCCTTCAGGCCAAGGTCCCGGCAACGACGGACGATGGCCCCCTCAGAACGGCGCAGGAGTTCCGACAGTTCTGCGTAACCGTACTTGTGCTGCTTCAACAGCATTTTCAGTCGGCTGTCCTCGTCCGGTGTCCACGGGTCTTTTCTTTGCAACGCGAACGCCTGAAAGTCTTTGCGGCGCTGCTCCGCCACCCAATCCGGTTCTGCCCCCAAGGCCAGCGGCTCCAGCTTGGAGAAGTCAATGAAGCTCCTGTGCTGCTCCGCCCACTTCCAGAACTCATCCAGGTAAACCACCCGCCATACGCATTTATCAACACGTTTGGTATGGATCGGGAAACCTCTTCGGCGGACCCAGCTCTCCATTTGGTAGCTGTATGACTTGGCATTATCCGTAAGCGCAATCATCAGCTGGTTGAAGGTCACATAGTCGCCAGAATCCAGCACCCCGCCAAGGCCCAGTCTTTCAGCCCGAACCTTGATCGCCGCTACTGTCCGCTCCAGCGTCTTGGCGATGCCGGGGATGGACACCGTGCCCCAATGGTCTTCCAGATACCGTTCTTCTTCCGGCGTCCAAGTCTTCTGCGGGGAGCATCGCAGTTCCCGGCGCTTGGCACGCACAGCGCCCTCCATCCGCTTCAGGGCCGTAGCCATCTCTGCGTCGCTCTGTGTTTTCCAGTGGTCACGGATGTACTGCTCTTCTTCACTTGTCCAACGGCGATAGTCACTCATGGCAGCAAATCCCTTCCATATCAGGCGACGGCAGTCCATCTATTGCGTTACAGAGCCGCAGGGCGTTTTCCGCTGTCGGATCTTTCCGGCAGGCAGTCTTGGCCGCTTCTGTTTCCCGGATAACCCCTGCGTGGTGTTCCGAGAGTTTCCGTTCGAATTCAGCAGCACTGGCAGCCCTTTCCCATTGAACCCGGATACGCTGCTTTTCGGCAGCCGCCTGATCCCGTGAGATTGTCTTGTTATAATACAGAAAATAGATATTCCGCAGGCAGGTGTAGGCCATCTGATCCGGCAGGGATAAACCTTCAGGCAGCTCCTCACCGTGCATGGCAGCCTTTTCCCAGGGAAAAGTAAATCCTGTGCTCATAACTGCAAATACCATTCCAGGACTGCTACCGCCGCCTGCCAGCCGTGACAGACACGCCACACATAGCCCTGTGCCTGAAGGCGTTCACCCCACCACTCCTGTTCATCGGAGGTGTGTCCGCTCTCCGTTTTCATCTCGATATACAGCCCGTGATACTGTCCCCGAGGTACCGGTAGGCAGAGATCCGGCACGCCGGACTTCACGCCCTGCTGCTTCAGGTGCTTGGCCTCAACGGCATCACGGGTACCGCCATTGGGGATGTGATGGAGCAACGCCAGTTCCGGCCACTGCCGGCGGATAGAAGGCTGCTGGCTCCACTTGATGACATTTTCCTGATGCTGGGCCTCACTCAGACCTGCCATGCTCAATCACCTCCACAAACGCTGTTGCAGCCTTGTCGCCTGGTTTCTTCTCCTTGCCTTGCCGCACGGTGTATCCGTTCCGAGCAAAAATAACGATCATAGCGTCCCGGTCTTCCGGCTTTGCAATTTTGTATTTCATGCGCCCCTCCGTTTCTTTGGCTCATTCAGAAGCCTGTTCAGGATCTGGCTTGCGTCACCTTTGCTGAGGTTGGCGATGTCAAACCCCTTACAGCGCTTTTTGATGATTTCCAGCTGCTTCGCCGTTGCGGGAGACTTTCCCCATTTCCGCACGGCCTGCAGATCCCATAGCATCCGATCATTTTGATGGTCCCGGATCAGCGTAAGGTA